CGTAATTGAATAGAATCATCATCATTCATAGAACAACCATTTGTAACTTCAAATCTAAAACATAATCTAATATAGTCCGGCCCTATGTGTACTTTCCCATCTTTAATAGTTATTATCATTTAACAAAAAGTACCATGTGTTTCATACAATTGTGGTTTGCACAACATATTGTGATACTCTTTAATATATTTTTAATGATCACTTAGATTTGGCCTTGCACTTAAACCTGTGTTGTTATCATCTCCTAAAAATATACCATAAACAACACGTTCATTATTATTTTTGTAAAATCTTATGTGTACTTTCATATTAGTCAAAACATTACCAAGAGCCGTAGTTGGTTAGCCAGTCAATCTTTTCTCTTGACCAACACTCTTTACATACTTTCCTTTCACTCTCCAAATTTTGTGTAATTTAAAATATAAATCAATATCTTCTTATTTACCACCTAACAACAAATATACTTGCCTTTCAAATTCAAGAGTTGGGTAATCAGTTTACATATCTTATTTTTCAAGGTCGTCCTCAAAAATATATTGTACATTGTCAAATTGACTCAGAAATTATTGTATTTGTTGGGGAGTGTTTCCATCTGCATAAAGAAACTTTTTCTTTAACATCACTTTTAATCTTCGTTTAATTTCCTTGTACATTGGCGAGAATATTGCTGTTACTGCTGTACTTTGTGCTAATATTGGTCTGTGGACTAACTCATCCCATTAAACTGGAAATGATTCTTTTAATAATGATTCTGTTTTAACATGCATTTTAATATCTGACATCGGATTGCTCAATAGTTCATCATTTAAATATGTGTGAAATCTTTTGAATACATCTCTATTTTTGCTTCTTTCTAACAACCAATTATGTGTTTCCACTGCATCAATTCCGACTTAATTTTGTTAAAACTCAATTAATTTATTCATTTTATTTTAATCAAAGTACACACTAATGAAATCTCTTAATTCTTGATTTATATCGTGATCTTGTTTTCTGTAATAATAACCTGAGAAAACTCTTTTTGACAAAACGTTAAATTCGTTATAACTCATCTTCGACACAGTAGGTCTACTACGTTCTGGATATTATGACATAGTTTACTTTATTGTTTCTCTATAACTTCTAATGTTTTCAGAGGTGAACATGATTCTTTTGTTTGTTGGTAATGAAATCTATACTAAATTAAAAAGATCTTTATTTTCCCACAATTCCATTACATCTTTACAAGGAACTGTCGTTATATTGGCATCTGCATTTGACTCAACCATTTAGAATAATGGCTCATTCATTAAAATGTCTACATCATTTGAACCAAATGACAAATTCGTTATTTAGACCTCTCTAAATGACCTTTCATCTTACTGTAAGGCGTGTACTCTATAATCAATTTTTGATGTGTTACCTTAAAATGTAGTGGTTTTATTTTTAATCCACGGTTATTCTGTATTCCCAAATTCAACATCGTGAATTTAGGACAGTCTTTCTTGTAGTTAATCTTGAGAATTAGTGTGTCGCTTGTCACCAGCACCTCTTATTTTTAAAATCAATGTAACACATGCTGATTAAAACACTAATCCTTTTGATGTTGCTGTTGGTAGTAAATCATAAGTTAGTAATTAATTTTCATACAATTTATTTATTGTTTAGACTCCAGGCACAACACTAAAAGTTTAACCTAATACATCTTTCCAAGCACTACCATATTGGAACTCCAATACATTTTCATAATACAGTATTTTATATTTATCCATAAATGCTTTGTCAAGTATGATTTCACCATCAATTTTTACCTTCCAACCCATTTTAACTTTATCAGTCATATATTATGCAATATATGTTTTCACTTACAGGTTAGTTGAAAACTCTTTTTCATATGTAACTTATTTTGAAATTATTGTGTGTTTGAATTGATATTATGTTAACACTTTGGAGAACCACTCAGCTTAATGTGACTCTGTGAAAGTAACAGATTTACAAATTACCCCTCTTGAATACACAATTCTACCTATGTCCACTTTTCTGGATTCAGTCATCTCCTTCATTTTTTCTGCTGTGACTTTCTACCCTAACCAAATATTAAACTGACTTTTTTATAAATAATCTAACTCATCATACAAATCGTGTTTGAAATTATCATAATTACGAACTAGTAATTTAAATTGTGGTTAATGTGGTTAAACTAACCCATCATTCTTAATGTTGTTTCTATCACAGTATGTTTTTGTTGATTAATTCAAACAGTACACTTTACCTTCTTGGTTAAGTAATTGTCTCATTTTGTAATTTTGATCTACTAATTTACAACCGAGGTATATGTATATGTTATATACTTGCACATTTTAATCAAATGAAAGTAAGTATTTATCAGTATCATTGACAACACCAAATCCTAT